ACCCGGGGCCTCATCGACTGCGGCGACGGTCGCCTCACACGAGGCGACCAGCGCGTCAACCGCGGCGGCCTGGCGTTCCGCGTCGATCGCCGCGAGCTGCTCCGCCGCCGACAGCCGCTCGTCAGCATCGGCGGCGATGTCCGCGGCCACGGCCAGCCGGTCAGCGGACGCGGCGACTTCATCGATCCCCGCCGCGAGCCGGTCGTCAGCCTCCCCGGCCACATCCGCGGCCGCGCTCAGCCGGTCCGCCGCAGCTGCCACCTCATCGATCCCGGCGGCTAGCTTTTCGACCCCTTCCAGCATCTCGCTGATGCCGGCCATGAACTCGCCGGCGGAGACTGTGAAGACCTGCTCGACCGGGGGGAGACTCGGGATGACGCCCACCGCCCCCGGGAAGCTAAGCGAAGATGGCGGCTGCCCAGGCGGTCATGCAGGCTTTCGAGCCCGCCCCGGAGGTGATCAGCAGTTCCACGGACGGCTTCATCCATGGCCGTTTCGGGATCTTCACGACCGGGCCGAAAAACCCCACCTCCGGGTTGCCGAGATGGGGAAAGATCTTCGCCCGGATCGTGACCGGCCCGAACTCGTGCACAGCCCCGTAGGCCGTCGTGGAACCGAGCACCTGGGAGGCCATGCCCGCCCCCATGGCCTCCGCCGGGGTCCGGTGGTTGCCTTTCACCAGGTCCCCGGACACCTTCTCGGGCGGGGCGCCCGGCGGCGAGTTTGTCCTTATGCCCACGCCCTTGGCGTGGGACCGGGCGGTGAGCGCCAGTTTCACCGTCGTCTCAGCGGCTGCCGTCAGCGCTTTCACCGCGGCGATAGGGGCGTCGGACTGGGCGCGCGCCTGGATGGCCCGCAGGTTCGCGGCCACCTCCGCAGCAGCGTTGTTAACCACGGCCGCGCTCCGTCCGCTGGTTGATGCACCGCTGCTTGAGGACCAGGCGATCCGCAGGCCGCCCATCAGCTCGAAGTCGCGGACCTCCGCCGGTATCCAGTCCTGCGCCCACGTCCCGTCGTAAATCGACTCGGCGGGTGCTAGGACGGATTCCCAGTAGCCCCCGGGCTCTCCGGGGTCTGCTGAGGGTTTACCCTGGCCAGCTCCTGAGCCAGCCAGTTGATGATTCCCATCGGCAACTTCGCGACGTCCTCGGCTGCCGGCTTGGCCGGCAGCAGCACCGGTTCTGCGGTGGGCAGCGGGTTGCCGTGGTCGTCCAGTTCGATCGGGGCGGTCGGGTCATACACCCGCATCCCGATGATCAGCTTGGCGCCGAGCCGGTTCACGGCCCGCTTGTTCGCCTCGTTCGCGACCGGCTGCCCGTCCGGCCCGGTCTCCAGGTCTGCCTCGCTGGACGTGAACTCGCCGGGGGACATGAGCTGCGGGTTGCGGATGGTCACCCAGATGTCATCGCCGGGCTCCACAAGCTCAGTGAAGTGCTTCGTGATGACGCGGTTGGCGTATGCCACGGTAAGGAAAACTTCCTGCTAGTAGGAGGTGCTGACGTAGTTCTTCAGGGTCACGGTGGTCAGGCCGCCGTCACTCGTGTTCCCGATCGCCGAGACGGCCTGCGACAGCGACACGTACAGCGAGCCCAGATCCGCCTCACCGGTGGTGTAGCCGGACTTGGCCATCTCGATCTGCAGCGACTGCCCGCCCGAGGTGACCGGCTGCGTCAGCAGATGCGTCGTCCCGGTCTGCAGGTACTGCCTGAAGTTGGCCATGTCGTTGGCGTTGTCGTAAACCGCCTTGTAGGAGCCGTCCAGCTCCAGCGGGCCGGGGAAGATCTCCCGCGGTGCCTGCGTCCCATCCGACGATTGGATGGCCTCGATCTCCCGTTTGAGGGTGATGTCCATCGTCAGCCCGCGCGTTGAGGCACCCGGGTTGCTCACGGTCCAGCCCCAGCCGACGACCGGCTGCACCGCCGACGCCGCATACGAGAACGTCGCCTCGGTGATCGACGGGAACCCCATGTACTTCGGGGAGCAGGTGATGAACCCCTTCGGGTCGATCTTGATGCCGAGTTCGGACATGACACAGCCGGGCCAGCCGAGCTGATCCTGACCGTCATCGGTGGTGAAGCTGTAGGTCGGCCAGACCGTGGTGAAGGTCCGGTTCTGGGTGAACACATGCGTGCTCTGGGACAGCACAGCCCCGCCGGCGGCGGTGTGCGCGAACCGTGTGCCTGTGGCCGGCGTGGCCACGGGGCAGGTGTAGGGGCCGGTTCCGGTGACGGTGCCGAGCTGCACCCATTCCAGGTTGATGCCGGTCGCATCATTGATCTGGATGATGCTGTTGCTGCCCGGGTTCGCGGTCATCGACAGCGACGTCGCCCCGGCCACGCAGTTTGAGGCCAGCGTGGTTGACACACCAGCGGTCACCGTGTCGGGGCCGATGATGGCGCGGAGGAAATACCCGAGCAGGTCCGGGTAGCCGTTCGCCTCGATCTCCCATGAGGTTGTCCACGGGCCCTGGTTGATGCCCTGGAGCTTCACATCGTTCGCCCGCATCGACTCGTCCCGGATGGGGACGATGTTGTCGTTGAACTTTGCGCTGGTGAACGGGACGCTGAAGGCAGGCGCCGTGTACTGGTACTGGGTGCCTTCCTTGGCGCCGCCGAGCTTGGCGAGCCGGGACAGATAGGTCATCGCGGGTCCCCCGTCTCCGGGTCGTCGTGCACTTTAGTGGCCGGGACGGAAGGCCGGATGACCGGCGGTACCCGCGCCCCGGGGGGGTCCACGGGTGTGCAGCCGGGCACTGGGAGAGAGCAGTCGAACTCATCACCCGGTCCGATGTTCCGTGCCTCGCCGTCCAGGTCGAAGGCCACTAGCACGCTGCCGGTGTCGTTTCGCTGTCGGGGCATGCGGCCTCCTCGATAGGCGGAAAGAATGGGCGGGGCGGCCCGGGCCGGGCAGGCACCGCAGCAGTCGGCGGATCATCCGGGCCATAGATGACGGTCCAGGTGACGGTGGTTGCGGAGCCGTTGGTGGTTTGCGAGAGCGGCACCGACACGTCGAGCACGTCAGGCACGGGATCTCCTTGTAAGGTCGATCGGGCCGGCCATTCGCGTGGCCGTGTGCCGGTGCAAGGGCGGCGGTCAGAGTCACGCCTGCCGCCGGCCACGTCGTTCCGGCCGGTGCCGGGGAGCTGGCACCCGCTACGATCCGGCGCCGGAACGGCGGGTCAGTCGTTGATCTCCAAGTCGTCTGCGTAGTACGTGATGAGCGCGCGGAGTTCCTTGCCGGCCGGGATCGTCGTCCACGGCGGCTCGATCACCACACGCACGCCCGGGGAGCGCGGATCCTCGCCGACGGACAGGAACCCGCCGTGCGTCTTATCCCCGAGCGGGCCCCTGATCCGCTGGATCAGCAGGTCGATAGCGTTCCTGAACGCCTGCTGTTCCTGCTCCGCGACCGGGCTGGACGTTTGCCGGACCGGCCAGTGCAGTTCGAGGGTGATCTCGTAGTGCGGCATGATCCGGATGTTCGCCGACCGGACGTCCTGGAGGTCCAGTGACATGACGTAGACCTGCGTCTTCTGCGTCGCCGGGGTCCTCGTCCAGAAGGCCTGGATCACGTCCCACGGGCCGCCGCTGGCGGTCAGCAGCGACGGAAGCGAGTCCGTTGAGACGCACAGCCAGGCCGCTTCGCGGGTCTCTACGGTGCTGATGCCGGTGTAGGCCACGGGTCACCGCCTCACGCTGGCATTCTTGGCTGCGTGAACGACAACGAGAGCGGCAGCACTGCTTACGCCGCGCCAGAGCGCCACATGTGCGAGACGTGGACTGCTAAGGGGCCCATCGGGAGTATCTGGCGATGCGGTGGCTGCAGTGCCCTCTGGAAGCGCTGCCCTGTCAGCCTGATACGCGCAGGCGGCTGGTATCCGATGAGCCGGCTTGAGGTGTGGCGGTGGAAACGCCGCCACCGGGAGCCCGGTCAGTAGTAGCCGTACTTCTTCTTCATGTCCGCCCGGATCTTCGCCCGGATGCTCGCTCTCGCTGCGGCCGACAGGTGGTGACCCTTGAGCTTCCTGCTGATGTCTGCCTTGACCTCCGCGCGGATCTTCGCCTTGGACGCCGCGGACATCTTGTAGTGCCTGGCCTTGTAGTGCTTGCCCTTGAGTTTCTTGTCGATCTTCGCCTTGACGTCCGCGCGGAGTTCGGCGCGCAGTTTCGCTTTCGACGCCGCGGACATCTTGTAGCTGCTGCTGGCCGTCGTCTTGGCCGCGGCTACCGAGGCGCGGGCCAGGGACGCCGCGGTGATCGGTGTCAGGGCGCGGGAGCCGTGCGCGCTGAACACTGACTGGCTGCGGCCCCGGTGCGCCATGAACGTTGTGCTGGACCTGCTGCCCCGGTGCGCCCACACCCGCGACGAGTGAGTCCGGCGCCGGGCTGACTTGCGTGGTTTCCAGCCGGTCGCCACGGTCAGGCCCGGTCGTAGTTGCTCAAGATCATCAG